CCAAAACGTAGTTAAGTAACTTTTTTTCTGCTCAAAATTATAGTAAATTTACCACGTTTTATGTTTTTACATTACGTTGTTATGCAGTTGTATGTAGTAGTATGTTGTTACATAGGTAATTTATGTAAGATTGTAAATAAAGGCATATTATGGCTAAACGTGGACGCATACCAAAACAAAAAGACAAGTTACAAGGACATAGGGATAATTCATTGAGTGTAATACACGGTGGTAAACAATTTGATACACCAAAACCTATTTCTAGGTGGCTAACTAAGACACGTAAATATTGGAAAGAATATTGGGATAGTGATTTAGCACAAACAGCACAAAAGGTTGACTTTCCAGCATTTTATAGATTATTTCAATTTTATGATGAAGTTGAACGTGCTAATCGTACAATTCAAAATATGGGTAATGGTGGTCTTATTGATGTAGGTTCTAAAGGGCAACCAGTTGTAAATCCATTAATTATTCTTACATTGAAACTTGAAGAAAAAATATTAAAACTTGAACAAGAATTAGGATTAACACCACTTAGTCGTCAAAGACTTGGTATTAGCTTTAGTGAAAACGCTATGGGCTTTCGTCAGCTTCAACAGCTTTTACAAGATGATGAAGAAAAAGAATTGATTGATCCACGTATAAAAATGTTGGAAGAAGAATAATGCCAAAAGACGATTGGGTGTATTTAAAAGACGGTACAAAAGTACACGTATCGTGGCTTGATACAGAGTTTGAAGAAGTAAAAGAAGAAGAAGAATAACTATGGAATATGACGGTTTTTTAGTATTACTTTTTGTAATATTTATAAATTATGTTGCTTGGTGGTTAATAAAAAAAGATAAGATATGATTTTATTACCAGAAACTAAGGGTGCGAGAGTTGTAAAGTTCATAGAGAAGTTTTGCGTACACGGTGAGGGCGATTTCTTTGGTGAACCATTTAAGTTGGATCAATGGCAACAAGCAATAATCTATGAAATGTATGAAATTAAAGATAATGGCGAAAGAAAATACAGGGAAGCGTTAATAGGATTACCAAAAGGAAATGGTAAAACAGCTTTAGCAGCAGCAATTGGATTGTACGAACTCTTAGGAAGTGGCGTTACAAGTCCGTTAGTGGCAGTTGCTGCTGCAAGTTACGAACAAGCAAATTTAGTGTTTGGAACTATGAAAACTATGTGCGAAGAAAGTATATTTTTGCGTGATATGGTTGAAACGTTTGAAAACGAAATACAAGTTAAGAACGCACCGGGTAGGGCATTTAGAGTTGCAGCAAAAGCAGGAACAGCAGACGGTGGTAGAAACAGTTGTTTTATTGCTGATGAGATACACGAGTGGAATAACATTAATTTAGAACGTGTACATTATGTTTTATCAAACAATACAGCAAAACGTAAAGACGGATTAGTGCTAAACATCACAACAGCTGGTTACGACTTAGATAGTATGGCAGGTCGTATGTATCAACGTGGGTTATTAAAAGAAGCTAAAAAGCAAGATGATCCAGAGTTTTATTTTAAATGGATAGGTGCAAAAGATGACGACACACCAACAGATGAAAGTGTTTGGGAAAAAGTAAACCCAGCAATAACAAATGATTGGTGGCCAATAGAAAATCTAAGACGTAGGCATAAGTCTTTACCAATAAACGAGTTTCAACGATACCACCTTAATCAATGGACTAGAACACAAGAAGAAAGTTGGATAGAAATAGAAAAATGGTTAGCGTGTCAAGATGAAGAATTAGAACTAGAACCGGGACTAGATACATTTGTTGGTGTAGATATGGCACTACGACACGATAGCGTTGCAATAGTATATGGACAAAAAGACGACAACGAGATAATTAATATGATGTCAAAGATATGGTTGCCAAATGATGAAAATTTTATGGATTATCAGGAAATAGAAGCATTTATTGTTTCATTAATGAAAGACTACAAAGTAAAAGAAGTAGCATACGATCCAGCATTTTTTGAACGTTCAGCACAAGTATTGTTAGACCGTGGCGTTCCAATGGTAAACTTTCCACAAACCCACTCACGTATGATACCTGCGTGTGGCAACGCTTATGATTTAATTGCAAACACAAAAGTAAGACACAATGGCGATCCAACGTTTACAGATCAAGTAATGAGTGCAGCACAACGAACTACTGATATGGGTTGGCGTTTATCAAAGGGTAGAAGTAAAAGAAAGATTGACGGTGCAATAGCTATGGTTTTAATGCTTGATAGAATAACTGCACCAGAACCGTTAGATGATGAACCAGAAGTTGCTATCATAAATCTATGAAAAACTATATAACAACACTAGCTGAAGTAACAGGTGCAGGACTTATAATTTATGGTGTATATACAATTAATGTATCACTTGCGTTTATAGTCGCTGGTGCATTTATGATATTAGGAAGTTATTTAACAGTTAGATGAGTTTATTCAGAAGAGAAAACAGGGACGCAGCTTTAGGCAATCTTGTAGATTTATTAGCACTTCGTGAGGGTGGTCTGTATAACTATACAGGCGAAAAAGTTAATGAAATGTCTGCACTTGGTATATCAACTGTTTATAGTGCTATTTCATTAATCGCAGACAGTATTGCTTTACTTCCAGTTAAAACATTACGATATGACGGACAAAAAACAATATTTACCGAAAAACCAAAATTTTTAGAAAAACCAAACGTGTCGCTTGATCTAACTATGTTTTCCTTACTGCACCAAACAATTACTTCTATGGCTATGCACGGCAACGCATTTATATTAGTTGATAAAGACAGACAGGGCAGACCAATACAACTTACACCAGTGCACCCAGAAAAAGTAAAAGTAGAAATGCAAAATAGTCAAAAAGTTTATATGCTTCAAACAACTAAAGGAAGTTATGACAGAAAAATTACAAGCAACAATATGCTACATTTTGTTTGGTACGCATATCCCGGACAACTTGTGGGTGTAAGTCCACTTCGTACAAATTCAAATACCTATGGTCTTGCATTAGCTATGGAAAGACATATTGCACAATTCTATGGACAAGGTGGCACACCAAGTTCTGTTTTAGAAACAGATAGAGATTTAACAGCTGAACAAGCAAATATATTAAAAGAAACTTGGATAAACAACCATAACAAAAACAGAAAACCAGCAGTATTAACTGGTGGTCTGAAATGGAAAGCCATAAGCGACGCAGCAGGTAATGAACTTATAGCTGCAAGAGATCAGATTGTTCACGAGATTGCAAGAGTATTTAGAATACCAGCACATTTACTTTTATCTAAAGACGGTTCAAACGTATATTCAAATATTGAAAGTAATGGACTTGCTTTTATAAGACATACATTATTGCCGTGGATTAGACGAATAGAGGACGGATTGACAACACTTTTACCCGGTAAACAGTTTGTAAAGTTAGATACAGATGAATATGCACGTGGCGACCAACTAAGTAGGGTTAGGTCTTTTCAAGTCGCAGTAAGTTCTGGAATAATGACACCAAACGAAGCTAGGGCAAAAATGGATTTAGAACCTTATGAGGGTGGCGACAAGTTCTACATTGGTTTACAGGGTGCATTGATTGACCCTACATTACAGCCACAAGGCATAGACCAACACGATCCAACTAATGAGTTACCACAAGACTAATGCCATATTCAATTAGCACCGAAGCTGAAGATTGCAACGGTTTTGCAGTAGTAAAAGATGATGACGGTTTTATTATGGGTTGCCACGAAACAGAAGAAAAAGCAAAAGACCAGATAACAGCTTTGAATATATCGGAAGCAGAAAGCGAAAGACAAGCAGACCCAAGTCAAGATATTTATGAAACAAAAGAAGAAGCAGAAGAAAAAGCAAAACAAATAGGTTGCGTTGGTTCTCATACACACGAAATAAATGGCAAAACGTACTATATGCCGTGTAACAATATGAAAGATTACAAAGATATAACTGGTATGAAACACAAAGACGAAGATGATACAACATTAGTTAGTTATAACAGAGAACAAAGGCAAGTGGATAGAACACCACCTAAATTTATGCAAGAGAACGCACAACGTGGTTTGGACAATCTTAATAAAGCAGGGGACGGTTTAGTTGATGAAACAGTTAGACAAGCACGTATAATGGCTAAAGGTGAACAACTAAGCATAGATAAAATCGTTAAAATAGCAGCGTGGCACAAAAGACATTTGAGCGATTTAGATAGAGAAAAATCAAACCCAAACGATCCAGATACTTGGAGAGCGTCAGATGTAGCATTTTTACTTTGGGGTTCTAATCCGTGGACAGATCCTATGGAAGCAGCAGATTGGGCAGATAGAAAAATTGCACAACTTGTAAATGAGGGCGAACTAGAACCTAGAAAAAAACATAGTGAAAGTTCTACACCAGCACCAAAGAAAGACCAAATAAAAGGAAGTAAGAAAAATCCAAAAGGTTCTGCAAGTGGTAAATCTGGTGGCATAACATTTAGCGAAAGCACAGAAAAAGCTATAAGGGGAAGAATAGAGAAACATAATGAAGAAGTGGACGGTATGGCAAGTTGGCGTAGGTTACGTATGGGAACAGCAAAGGCAGTAGTAAGACGTGGGTTTGGTGCATATTCAACAAGTCATAGACCGGGTGTAAGTCGTCAAGCGTGGGGATTAGCAAGGTTACGTGCATTTAGTTATTTGTTAAAAAACGACAGACCACAAAATTCAAAGTATAAAGCAGATAATGATTTATTACCACAAGAACACCCAAGATACAGTAAAAAGGAAGAAAAAATGAGTACACAACATTTAGACGTGTTTGATAGACCAGTTGCTATATCACAAACACTAGAAACACAAAAACGCAACACTATTCTTAAAGAAATGGATAGACAAACTGAAAATAGAAGTTTTACATTTAGTGCAGTAGAAGAACGCAAAAGCAACGATAATGATACATTGTTGTTTACTGGTTATGCTTCTGTATTTGACAAACCTTATGGCGTAAGGGATAGCCGTGGACAATACAACGAAACAATAAAACCCGGTGCATTTAAGAAAACATTAAAAGAACAAGATGATGTTAGATTTTTAGTTAATCACGACGGAATACCATTGGCAAGAACTTCGTCTGGTACATTACAACTTGAAGAAGATGATTATGGTTTATTTGTACGAGCCGAACTTGATCCAAGCAACCCAACTGTTGCTGAAGTATCTAGTGCTATGAAACGTGGCGATTTAAACGAAATGTCTTTTGCATTTGCTGCAATTAAAGATAATTTTGATACCAATGGTGAAAACAGAGAAGTAAACGAAGCAAGATTATTTGATGTTTCAGTTGTTACATATCCGGCTAATCCGTGGGCGGGTGCAAAACTTCGTGGGGTAGATATAGAGAACTTGCACAAAGAATTAGTTGAAGCAAGAAGTGGTGAACAAGCCACAGAGATTTTAGAAAGTTTTATTAACCAAGTTGCAGATAGTAATGACGTTGATAAAAAGCGAAGCAATCCTAAAGTGGATTTACTGAAATTGAAACTTGAAATGGACGGTATTCGCAATAAAGACGTTTAGCCGTGGTCGTGTATCACACTTTTACCACACTCAACGCAGAAGTATAAGAAAAAACATACAAGGAAATTAAATTGAAAAAATTAATTGAAGCTAGAGAAGCAAAAGTTGCAGAACTTGACAGTCTTGTTGCAGAACTTGATGAAATGGAAGCTGGTGAAGAATTTGACAGCAAATTTGCTAGATCAAACGAACTACACGCTGAAATCAAAGATATGAACGAGAAAATAGAAGAAGCAAGAGAAGCAGCAGAAACTTTGAAAGCAGTTAAAGAAAGCAGAAATGAACTTGGTGTTGAGGACAAAGACTTAGGCGATAGTGAAGCTGTTGTAGAAGTGGACGAACCAGATATGTACAGAAAGGGTGGCGATCACTCTTTTATTGCAGACGCTTGGAGTTCACGACAGGGCGACTATAAAGCACAAGAAAGACTTAACAAGCACCAAGATTTTGAAGCTAGAGATGTTGGAACAGGTGCTTTTACAGGATTAGTAGTACCTCAATACTTAGTAGATGAGTACGCACCAATCGCTAGGGCAGGTTCTGCATTTTATAATGCAGTTCCTAAAAAGGACTTACCAGCATACGGTAACAAAATAGAAATATCAAGAATAACAACTGGATCAGCAGCAGCAGAACAAGCTAGTGAAAATTCAGCTGTACAAGAAACCAATATGGACGACACCTTATTAACAGTTAATGTTGATACTATTGCAGGTCAGCAAGACGTTTCAAGACAAGCACTTGAACGTGGTGGACAACCGGGTTTCTCAATGGAAAACATTATCTTCCAAGACTTGGTAGCAGCTTATTTTGGTAAGTTA